GTTTGGTCGAAAATTCAATTATAACATGAAATTGGGGGTCATTGTTTTTTTTATACAAAAAAACTCTGTAACCCTTGATATATAAAGAAATTTTTAAAAGAGTAGTGTAAAAAACTTTACACTAACATTTGATATAAGGGGGATATAAAATGTACCATCAAAAAGAGAATTGGAACAAAATATATGAAGAAGTTATTGACATAAAACCAAAGTATGATTTATGGCTGGATAAATATCAGGATATACTCGCAAAATCTAAGGATACTCCTATTGTTGATTTAGGCTGTGGTTTTGGTAATGATACACTTTACCTCAAAGAAAGAGGATATGAAGTTATAAGCTGTGATTTTTCTGAACAAGCCTTAATACGATTAGTAAGTTTTATAAAAGATTTAAATACTATATGCTTTGATATGACTGATGGATTACCATTTGAAAATGACAGTACAAAAGTAATTATTTCTGATCTTTCCTTGCATTATTTTTCGTGGGACAAGACAAAAGAAATAATTAAAGAGATTAAGAGAGTATTAGCTGATGAGGGCACTTTATTATGCAGAGTTAATTCCACCAATGACATAAATTACGGTGCGGGCCAGGGAATAGAGATAGAAAAGAATTTTTATGACATCGACGGAGAATTAAAAAGATTTTTTGATGAAGCTTCCTTAAGGGAACTTTTTAAGGAATGGGATATTAAGTTCATAAAGGAAACTGAGATGGACAGATATAAGATGAAAAAAGTAGTGTGGGAAATAGCCGTTAAAAAAGTATGATGCCTTTAGTTGATAAAAAATATTTGCTTTAATTTTAAATACTGCCAAGAACGATGATAGAATTCGAGAAGTAATAATGAATGGTTCATATACAAACTCTAAAGTGCTAAAGGATATTTTTATGGAGTGATTCATTATTAATTTGTTTTAGTATATAATATACCTATATTAACAAGAAATAGAGAGGTGATTCTAATGCCAGTCATAACAAGATTTTTTGGTATAGTAATTAAGATGTATCCAAACGATCATTTGCCACCTCATTTTCATGCAATTTATGGGGAATGTGTGGGAATGATTGATATAAAGACATTAGAAATGATAGAAGGAGATTTATCAAATAGAGCTTTGAAATTAATTAGGGAATGGGCAAATAAATATCAAGAGGAATTGATGGATATGTGGAATAAAAAAGAATTTAGGAAGTTAGAAGGTCTTGAATAGAATATGAGTTTAAATGTTCCTAAGGTTATAAGTGTCAAGCCCATATCTCAAGAATACTCGTTAATAGTGTGCTTTAGTAATGGAATCACCAAAAAAGTAAGTCTCCTTAAAAAATTAGATGAATCAGTGTATGAAAATTTGAAAGACAAAATATTGTTTGAGCAAGTGCAAGTTGATCCTGGTGGTTATGGAATAAGTTGGAATGATGATATTGATATGAGCGAATATGAACTGTGGAATATAGGGGAAGAGATAACTATATAATAGAAAAAATATAGATTAAGCTTACTAATAAATAAAATTTATATACAATTACTTAACAGGATGTATTCAAATATGTAATATAACTGTAACAAAATTTGTTTATTATATAAACATAGAAACGAAAACCCCCTTAATTTAATAGAAATTAATAATATGTAAAACAGTTGGTTAGTCCTCCTTTCCAGCTGTTTTTATTTTTGATGAGATATTATAAAGTATTTTAATAATATGGTATAATTACCATTAATGTTACAATGTTGCATATAAATTCTTTTAAAAAATTATGAATATGGTTAAAGAGGGAGAACAAAGGAATGACTATGTAAGCATAGAAATATTGAGGTGCTAAAAGAGGCAGCAGCTCTATATTGGAAGAAAATTGAATAAGGGGAGTGTGAGGAATAAAAATGAGAACGGAACAAGAAATGTTTGATTTAATTTTAAATACTGCAAGAAACGATACTAGAATCCGTGCAGTGATAATGAATGGTTCACGAGCCAATCCTAACGTACCTAAAGATATTTTTCAGGATTATGATATAGTTTATCTGGTTACGGAGACAGAATCCTTTATTAAAGATAAAGATTGGATAAAGGTTTTTGGTGAACCTGTTATTTTTCAATTTCCTGATGAAATGGACAAAAACTTAGGATATGAAACACATTTTGAGCGCTGCTATGGTTATTTAATGCAGTTTGATGATGGAAACAGGATTGATTTACATGTTGAGACTTTAGATTTAGTTTTAGAGGAGGTGAAATCGGACAAACTGACAGTAGTGCTGATGGATAAAGACAATAAGCTGCCTAAAATAGCTCCTCCAACAGACGAGGATTATTGGGTTAAAAAGCCTGATAAGGCTCTATATAGTTGCTGCTGCAATGAATATTGGTGGACTATGCTATACATTGCTAAAGGGCTTTGGAGAGATGAAATTTTATTTTCGTTGGACTTTTTAAATAATTGGGTACGCCCACAATTATTTAAAATGATTTCCTGGTATGCTGGAATACTAACTAATTTCTCCTGCAGTGTTGGAAAATGCGGAAAGTACTTAGATAAGTACTTAGCTAAAGCCATTTGGAAAAGGTATTTGAAGACATATCCAGCCGCAGAAAAGGAAGCAGTTTGGAATTCTATTTTTATTATGAATGAGTTGTTTGAAGAAATTGCATTAAAGGTGGCTGAAGAATTTGACTTCTGCTATGAGTACGCTGATGCAAAAAGAAGCAGGGAGTTTGCTGAGCATATCAGGCAGCTGCCTAAAGATGCAAAGGAAATTCTTTAGATATACTTAAAACAAAGATAGGTTAGCGAGTAATAGATGAATAAAGTTATAATTATATAATACAAAGAATTTTTAGGAGGATAAAATGTTTAAATTTAATGTTAAAGAAGCAAAATGGTTTTTTAAACCTCAAAATTATAGGATCGATAATAATAAAGTTGAAATTGTAACGGAACCTAATACAGATTTCTGGCAGAGGACTTATTATGGGTTTAGAAACGATAATGCTCACGTTCTTTATGTTACAACAGATGAGCAATATTTCTCATTTACAGTAAAGACAGAGTTTAATAGTACAACACTGTTTGACCAGTGTGGAGTTGCAATTTATCAAAACAGCGAAAATTGGGTTAAGGCAGCAATAGAATTTCATGATAATAATACTGCTTGGCTTGGAAGTGTTGTTACAAACCATGGATATTCTGATTGGGCAACTACAGATATTGGATCATCCGTCAGATGCATGTGGTACAGGCTAAGTAGACGAGAAAGTGATTATTGTCTTGAGAATTCTTTTGATGGCATTAACTTTAAGCAGATGAGAATCTTTCATTTGTTTGAAGGAGACAAAGAAATTAACATTGGTTTGGTAGCATGTTCACCTAGCAAAGGCTCGTTTAAAGCTGTATTTACCGAAATGAAGGGGACAGAGTGCTTATGGAAAGAGCATAAGTAATTTTCGTTTCTGAATATCATTGTAGACTTAGTATATTTCTACAATGATATTCCCTAATAATCTAAGCTGGCCAGTTTGAGCCCACTGGGCATATAGAGTAATATTGTCTGTTCCCATAGGGAAACTTCGATTGGCAGTATATTTTTGACCAGTTCCATCAGTATTTCCATTACCATTATAGGTTACAGAATATAATGGAGTTGGGTTATAGTGCCTCCAGATAGGAGTATTAAAACCGGCGGCACCTTGGTGGTAGTACACGGTTAGATTAGCTGGGCAGTTTAAAAAGGTATTTGCATCTATGCTTGAATAATTCGAAGGTTCTTCTACTGTAATAGATGTTAAAGCATAACAAGCTTCAAAGGCACAGAGACCTATACTGGTAACGCTATTTGGAATTGTTATTTGTGTTAATTTCGCACAAGCCTGAAAGGCATAATCACTAATGGAAGTAGTAGTATTGGGAATGAATAACGTGACGTTTTTGCCCTCAGGGCAGCGTATTAGTTGATTTGGAGATCTTGTGTAGAGAACTCCATTGTAATCTGTATGAAAGGCAGTAGTTACATCAACGGGACTACCTTCCCAACCAATAATTGTTGCAGTAGGGTAAGAACCGGAAATATATTCATATTTAAGTGTATAATCCATTTTAAGAATTCTCCTTATATAATAAACAAAATATTAAATTGAATGCTCTACGTTATTACTCCTATCATTAATGTATTTGATATTTTTACTTCTCCAAATGTTGCACTACACTGTGTAGCTGCATTGTAACTATCAGTTGAATTTGCCTGCCAGATTGGACTAGAAAAGTTCTTAGCTCCACAAACGAAATAGACAACAAAATTCTTATCACAATCTAAGAATACCTTGCTTCCCATGATTGGAGCATTTCCTTGGAACGAGGCACTTTTTAAATTTCTACATGATGAAAAGGCATAGTTACCGATGCTTGAAAGGCTTCTCGGAATAGTAATACCTGTTAAACTAAAGCAATTTTCAAATGCATGAGCACCAAGGAGAGCAATCTTTTTAGAAAAGGTGATATCGGTCATACTTTGGCAATTGTTAAAGGCATAGTCACCGATGCTGGTTACATTATCTGGAATGGTAATAGTTCTCAGGCTAGCACAATTTTCAAACACATGATTACCGATGCTGGTAACGCCTCTAGAAATTGTGATAGTGGTTACACTTTGGCAATTTTTAAATGCGTAATCTCCAATATCGGTAACTTCATCGGGAATATTAATATTTCCAAAACCTGCGCAATTCTCAAATGCATGCTCGCCGATTACAGCTGTACCTTTAGAAATAGTGACATTATTCATGCTTTGGCAACTTCTAAATGCGTAGCTGCCAATATATTTAACATTATCAGGAATAACGACAGTTCTCAAGCCGGCACAACCATCAAATACATAATTACCAATAGCAGTTATTCTGTTAGAAATGCCTATACCAGTCATACTGTAACAATTTTGAAATGCAAAATCGCCAATATTTTCAACACTGTCTGGAATAGTGACACTGCTTAAACCGGCACAGTTTTTAAACGCATTTTCGCCAATGCTTTTAATGCTGTCTGGTATCTTTATACTTGCCATAGAAGAACAACCCTCAAAAGCTTGACTGCCGATAGCTGATACCGGATATTCGATTCCATTAATGTAAGTCGTAGATGGAATTTCAACACTGCTAGACCAGCCTCCGTAATCTGTGAGTATGGCATAGCTGTGACTGGGATCTAAACTGTAATGTAATTCAGAGTCTGCACTCATATTTATTACCTTCTTTACAATATTTGTTTCATTAAAAAGAAATCAGGAGTTTTACATTCATTTAATATGCCACTTTTGCTGTTACTACATAAGTGTAATAGCTGTTGTCAGCTAAATCACAATCGTAAACTGAGAAGGATACTGCTTTAGCTTCTGAAGCTTTTACTGAAAAAGTCCACTGAGGTCCAACAGGTATCTTAATGTTTTTTTCTCTGCCGTATTTGTAAAATTGAAATACTAGAGTTCCTTCAAAATCCTCTGAAAGTATATTGCTGGAAAAGCTAATTTTAATGCATGAATTATCCAGAGAAGAGTTATCAATAGTAAGGGAGTTGACAGTAAAAGTAGTTCCTAAAATAGTACCTGCTGGAATTACTGTTAAACCCGAATAACCGCTTCTTATGATTTTTGGGCAAAGAGTTTCTTTTTTACAAGGGTCACAGTGATTTGTGTGAACTTTTGTAAATGATCTCATAATACATACCCCCTAGTCTAATAACTAGTTTATGAGTCAAAAATGAAATGTTTACAGTTATGTGGTATAATTATCAAAAATGAAAGACTAATTGGCTAAAAAAATAAAGCTCTATATTAAGGAATATAAAGAATTAAAAGAAAGGGTATGAGAATATGGAAAATCATAATAATGAATATTTTGTAAAGGAACAGTATAAGAATAGTGATAACCTAAATGCAAGAATTAATTTGCATACTTTTAATATTAATAAGACTGATTGGAATGTTTGGTTTTTTAATAATATGAATATACCGGAAAATGCTAAGGTTCTTGAACTGGGCTGTGGAAATGGATTGCTTTGGAAGAAAAATGAAAATATGATAAAAGAGAATTGGAATATTATTTTGTCAGACCTTTCTCAAGGAATGCTTCAAAGTGCAAAACAAAATCTAAACTTCAAAAATATAAAATATCAAATTATTGATATACAGGATATTCCTTATGATGATGAGGTCTTTGATATTGTTATCGCAAGACATATGCTGTATCATGTACCTGATATTGATAAAGCACTTTCTGAAGTAAGAAGAGTACTTAAGCCTGCTGGTAAGTTATATGTCTCTACAAACGGAAAAGCTCATATGCAGGAATTAGCCGCACTTGTAAAGAGCTACGACAAGAATATTAAGTATAATCTGCAAAAACTCCCTGAAATATTTGGATTGGAAAATGGCGGTGAAATGCTTAGAAAATATTTTAAAAATATATCCACTGAAGAATTTAATGGACAAATTGTGATTTATAAAGCAGAACCAGTCGTAGCTTATGTAACATCAAGCAATGTAGTAAGGGAGCTGCTAATGTCTCAGAACAAATTAGACAGTTTCTATAAATACGTAGAAGCGGAGATCAATAGATCAGGTGCAATTAAAATAACTACAAACACCGGAATGTTTACGGCATCAAATTCATAATTAACGAGATAGCGTGGGAGACATTTACAGCCGGGGTTATCTAAGCACGCTCATTATCATTCGCAGATAACCCGTTAAAGGCCATTTAGGCCTTTAACCAACGGAGATATAGAGTGAATTTAGCAATTGTTAGCAAATTTGCATAAAATGTATATGCTACTAAAAGGATATAACTATATAATATGCGAAGTAATAAGAAGAAAGCTCTTAAGAAAATACTAGTAAATAGATAAACAAGAAAGATAATTTGGGAGAGGTAATATAGAAAATAATACTTTGTAAATGCATAGAGTCGGCATAGGGTAGGAAGTGGTTGGAGGAGGCATTTTCCAGCCGACGGAAACCACTTCCTACCCTTTTTTAGTCTCTAGGAATTTATGTATTTTGCCAATTGTGGATAACTTTTAATTAATATCAAGATACACCACTAAATAGGAGAAAAGGTGGTTGCTAAATAAAAAAACGGTACAGCGTGTTTACGAAGAAGTTAAAAAGAGACAGTAATATATTTTGAAGTTAGTGAATTAAGATAAAAAGGTAATAGAATTAATAAAATAAAAGTATTTTGTAAATATTAAGAGTTAGGGCATTAAAAATGGTTACATCCGACGGAGGCATTTGGAGTGAGTTTAGCAATTATCCGTGTCTTTTAGGCAAATTTCCGTTAAGATGGCGAATTGTTTGAGGTGTAGCCGAGTTATGAGCCATTAGGAAATTTGACTAAAAGATGCGGTAAAATTGCTTAACGAGCGGAACTAGCCGACATAGGGTGCAACCATTTTTTATGTAATAAGTTGAAGCAATGCTTGGTAGGGCACATTGACACAAGTGGCCACCTGTTCTAACGACATACCATCAAGCTCCACCTTGTCAAAGTTGATATCATTTAGTTTAAAAGCAAAATAATTAGCCTGCTTTTCAAATTTACCTTTATTACATAGAGAAAATGCTGCGTTTAAAAGATCTGTGTTGCATAAAGCGTGACCAAGTTCATGGGACAAAACAAATCTCTCTAATGAAGGGTGTAATCCGTTTTTTATAAAAATTGCTTCATTATCTTCAAAATCTCTATAATAGAAACCAGCTTTGTCTTTTAGTAATATATTATCTGAGGGAAGCCTCCTTATGCTTATGTTTAGATAATCACAAAGTTCATACACATCATTCGTGTTAAATTCATCCACCAACCCTAAAACAATATCGTCAATCCATTCCATAAACTCCATCTCCTTTGGCAACTGCCTATTTGCTGTATTTATATCCAAGCAGTTTAAGTTGTCTTAGCAATTCATTAGCAAATTCAATTATCTCATCATCAGACATTTTTTCCGGCTCATAGCCTCCGTAGGCTGCAAGAGCCGGCTGCTTTAATATAAACTGCATCGCAGCTTCTGGCGAATTGAATTCTGATGTTTCATTTATACAAATATCCTCTTTTTCTGACATGTCATCCAGCTGTTCAAGAGTTATTCCTAATGCCTTGCATATTTTAATTACATTATCAACCGAAGCGTTTCCTACGCCCCTTTCTAGGATTGATCTCAACGTGGAATAGGGAAGGTCTGCTTTGGAAGCAAATGCTTTTACGCTCATATTTGAATTATCGATTAATTTTCTAAGAACCTCAGTTCTTTCCATTTTTATGCCCCTTTCAGATATACGATATTTCGTACTATGATAATATAATACAATAATTATAGGCATAAGTAAATAATAAAGATACAATATTGCACACTTTTATATTTAAATATTATTGACAACGTGCGAAATTGAGCATATACTAAAATTGCTAAATACGAAATTGAGTATTAACTAATGCAAAACATCTATGGTACGAAAAGGATGTTTTACTAATAAGAATTTTGTTGAGAGGAGAGGTATAATATGGATTATATTAGAGATGCAGTTGAATATCTTGAAAATTATGATAACCTAAAAAGATCATTAGAAAATCTAAAACTAGACATAATGGAATTAAATCTTGATTTAAAATCTGGGGCAATGAAGGGGATTAAGTACTCTGATATGCCAAAGGGAGATAGTGCAAATCTTCCTGATGATGTTATTGTCAACAAAATGTACAAGCTTAAAGTAAAGAAAAATGAATATGCATTAACAAGAAAGATGCTTGAAAAAATGGATGAGGTTATAGATAAGCTTCCTGAGCTTGATAGAAATATACTTCGCTCCTGGTACATAGATGGTCTTAGAGGTGACACAATACTTACCCATACAGGCTGCAGTGAACGAAATTTCTATAGATGTAAAAGTAAAGCCTTGAAGGTATTTGCCATTCAGCTGCATGGTATAAAGGCAGTATAAATCTTCAAGGATATAGATGTGAATAAGCAGCAAATATTTGTTAAAAGAATAGACATAGTAAGTTAACACAGAGTATTTAATTATGACATACATTTGACACAAATATTGGTTAATATATAAACATAGAAACAAGAACCCCCTTTAATTTAATAGAATATTAACTACATTATGGCAGTTGGTTAGACCCCCTTACCAGCTGTTTTTGCTTTTTTGTGTGTTATAGTATATCATTTGCATAGTAAATATAAGCTGATTTTACTGCAGTAAAATGGCAGTGACTTTGTATATGTATGTGCTATAATATAGCTATAGCGAAAATAAAGACAAGAGCACAGAAACTTAACTTTTAAACTAAAATATTAAATAAATGTACTTTAAGCACTGATAGAAATATCAGTGTTTTTGTTGTTGGGGACATAAATCTATGATGTGTCCCCTTCCATTTTAAAATAAAGTATTTGAAAGGAGGCAGATGTATGTTACAGATATATACAAGCTATCGCTGCGGAGTGTGCAGTAACGAATTTATATTGTTGTCAGAAGAAATGGACAAGATGAGAAAAGAAAGATATATTACATGTCCATATTGTAACAGCAAGAAAGTGCAAAAGATAAAAGTGACAGACAATCTAAAGGAATGCATGAATGAAAGAGTATATAAAAGAATCGGCGGCGCTATTAAGCAGATAACTTACTGAATAAAGTAATTATAATTTTTTGCTCAGTAGGAATTAAATATTTTGACAATTGGCGTGACTTTTAACTGTGTATGAATATGTTATAATAGAGCCATAGTGAAAATACATATAAACAATACGAAAACTTGAAAAACGCGTGCTGAAATATCGAATGTTTAGCGATCTTTCAGCGCGCGTTTCTCAATAGCTGAAGTTGTTTATATATAAATATTGAAAGTTTTCAAAGCACTGGTAGAGATACTGGTGCTTTTTTGGTACTTGATACCATTGAAAGGTGGTGATGCAATTAAAAATGAGGAAAACTTATTTATCATTGAGAAAAATTAAAAGGCTGCCCAGAGAACCAACAAACAATAAACTAATTTAAAAGGAGGTATGTATATGCTGATTGATAAAGTAAAATTATCGCTTAAGATTGATGACAGCACTATGGATGAGGATATTCAGGACAGCATAGCTGCTGCAAAGGCTGATCTTGAACTTTCAGGTGTAGCTAAAAGCAATATAGTTGAGACAGATCCGCTCATAATAAGGGCTGTTAAGACGTTCTGCAAAGCTGAGTACAGCATAAGTAATGAAGAAGCAAATAGATACAGAGATTGGTATAATTCGCTAAAAACCAGTCTGGCAGCTTCAACAAAATATAATACGGAAGGTACTAAGTCATGAATATAACAGAGTTAAATAGAAGAGTTACCTTTCAGAGATATACTCAGCAGGAAAGTGATACCGGTGAGCTTACAAGAATACTTCAGGACTATAAAACAGTATGGGCAGCTGTAACAACGCTTTATGGTCTTGAATATGAAGAAGCTAAAAAGCTGAGAGAAGAGCTTACTTACAGAATAGTAACAAGATATTTCAGTGATGTTAATGATGAGATGCTAATTAAGTTTAGAAACAAGACCTTTGAAATACTAGATATCTTGAATACAGACAGCACTGATAACCAGCTTATTCTTATGTGCAGGGAGAAGGTGGACACTCGTGCCAACAGGATCAAGTCAATCTGGAAGTGAGCAAATTATAGAGGAGCTTCAGAAAATGTGTTCAGATATGCACAGTGAAGTAGAGAAAAAGCTATCTGAATTGGGAGAAAGGGTGGAAGCTTTAGCTATTGAAAATACTCCGGCTAGAGCTCAAAAGGTTATAAAAGGTTACAGAGTATCAGAACCAAAACATATTGGTAATGACAAAGTTTTTGTGAGAGTAAGTAATTCTAGTGCGGATTTTAATGCACTGGAAGCAGGTTATAAGACAATGAATGAAAAAGGTCATGTTAATGGTTATGTACCGGGGAAACATATGCTGGAAAATGCATATACCAAAGTTAATAATAATGTAATGGCAGAATTCGATGAACTAATAAAAAGGGTGATAAAATGATAACTCTTGAAAAAATTAAAAAATCCGTGGTTTCAGCTCTTAAGAGTCAGAAGCTTAAGATATATGGAACCGAAATTGACGAAGGCTTTAAAAGGCCTTGTTTTTTTGTGCAAATAGTGGGCTTAGGCTCCGAAATAGTGAACAGAAATTTCTGTGAAAATCTGTACACTGTTGAAATAGCTTACTTTTCTGTGGATAAGACAGATATTGAGAATGCAAAGATGTATGATGTACTCAGGACTATTTTCAGTGAGGCTCTTATTGTAGAGGATAGAAGTCTTATATGCAGAAAATTGAGAATGAGCATAGTAGAAGATCATGTTATGAGCTTCAAGTTTGATTTGAGTTTCTATGATAAAACTCGAGAAACAACATCTGATGCCGACATAGCAGAAAAATTGAATTTAAATATTAAAGGAGGAATTGAATAATGGGATTACCAAACATAGAAATACTTTTTAAAACAGTTGCAAGTAATGCAATAGAAAGAGGAGACAGAGGTCTAGTTGCGCTTATATTAAAGGATGCAGCAGCAGCTACACTAACAAATCCAATAAAAATGACTAGTATAGGTGATATACCAGCTGCACTTAGCGATGAGAATAAAGGACATATAGAAAGAGCTTTTATGGGATATCAGAATCCGCCTAAACAGGTCATTGCTTATGTAATTGCTGCTGATGCTAAGGACTATACTAAGGCACAGACAGCTCTTGAAGCTATAAAATGGGATTATATAGCTGTGCCTCAAATAACTACAGACGAAGTAACTGCATTTGCACAATGGATTAAAGATTGCAGAGATACAAAAGGACTTAAAGTAAAAGCAATTTTACCTAACTGCACAGCAGATCATGAAGGAATCATAAATTTTGCTACGGATGACGTAAGAGTCGGAGATACTACTTACACTGCAGCTCAGTACTGCAGCAGAATCGCCGGTTTAATTGCAGGTACACCTCTTAGCATGAGCGCAACTTATGCAGTACTTCCTGAAGTTGATGACGTACCACATCATACAAAGAATGAATTTGATGCATTAGTTGATGCCGGAAAATTTGTGCTTATGAACGATGGTGAAAAGGTGAAGGCGGCTAGAGCTGTTAACAGCTTAGTAACTACAACACAAAGCAAAGGTTCGGATTTTAAGAAGATAAAAATAGTTGATATTATGGACCTTCTTTACAGCGATATCAGAAAAACAACAGAAGACAACTATATAGGTAAGGTAGCAAATAATTATGATAACAAATGCATTTTAATCACTGCAATTAATTCTTACCTTCAGGAGCTGGAAAATGAGCTGCTTTTGGACAAGGGTAAAAACGATGTGGGAATTGATGTAGATGCTCAGAAAGCTTATTTGAAAGCCAAAGGTGAAAATGTAGATTCACTTAAGGAGCAAGATATAAAAGAAGCAAATACAGGCAGCAATGTTTATTTAGCAGGAAATATTAAAATATTAGATGCTATGGAAGATTTAGCACTTAATCTTTATATATAAGGGGGAAATTGATCTATGAATAGTTATAATCCACAAAATGTTATTAATGGTACCTATGGAGAGTTATGGGTAGATGGAAATTATTTGGCTCAGGTTACAGCCTTGGAGGCGAAGGTTACCTTTACAAAAGCAGATGTAAATATGACAAGAAGACTTATGAAAGCTCAGAAGGTTACGGGAATGGAGGGTAAAGGAACTATTAAGCTAAATAAGGTTTCATCTTTCTTTATTAATCTCCTGAGTGACGATATGAAAAATGGAAGACAGAATTCATTTACTATTATAAGCAAACTAGATGATCCAGATGCTCTTGGAGCTGAAAGGGTAGTTCTTAAGGACTGCACCTTTGATGAACTTACTTTAGCTAACTGGGAAGCTAAAAAGAACGGTGAAGAAAGCATACCTTTTACGTTCAGTGATTGGGAATTACGTGATGTAATAGGAAAAGAAGGTACAAGCACAAAATAAATTAGTAAATTGGAGGAATAGCAGATGAATACAGTAGAAAAATTATTAAAGCTAGATGCAAAAAAGCTTAAAATGCCAGAAAAAGATATAGTGCTCAAATTGAACAGGCTTGGAGGAGAAGAGATAGTTTTTCCCTGCAAGGCGATTGATGCAGAGCTATATGCAGAGATTCAGGAAGGCTCAATAGAAATAAGAAAAGGTGACATAAAGAAGATAAATATGTATGAGATGAAAATCAGGACACTTGTTGAAGGCTGTCCTGATATTTTTAAAAGTTCAGAAGTGATGAGTCATTTTGATGCTCCGACACCTAAGGAATTGATAAAGAAATTATTGCTTTCTGGTGAGATCGATGAACTTTACAACACTATAAATGAATTGAGCGGTTATGAAAAAGACGATGAGGATGATATAAAAAACTCATAAAGACCGATGGGGAGGTACAGCTTATGTACCTTCTTTTTCGGTACAAGCAATGGGAACCTAGCAAGTATTATAACCTGGGTTATGGAGAAAAGAAGATAGTGTGCGCTTTTCTTCACCAGGAGCTAGAGGAGAGAAATAAGGAATATGAAGCACTTAATAATATGTAAGTATTGAGTGCTTGACCTCAAAAATAAGGAGGTGAGTGATATGGCACATTCGATGGATGTTTCAATAAGATTTGTCAGTAATTATGCGCAGGTATTTGGGAGCATTAATAAGGGCTTAACTGGAATAAAGAAAAAAGAAGATAAGCTTAAGGATTTTAAACCACTTGGTAATATGAATAGCGCATTAAAACCGTTAGAGAATATTAACAAGAATATTGATGATTATATGACGAAGCAGAGAGAAGCTGAGGAAGAAGCAAAGAAGTTTAAGTTAGGCGATTTTGGAGGAAAAGTAGGTAATCCAATTATTGCGTTTTTCAAAGGCACCATTGATGAAGCATCTAAATATAAGAAGGCTATGGAGGATGCTAAAAAGGCAGGTAAGTCAACAGGAGAGATTAATAAGCTAAAGGTCTCTAAAGATGCTATAAAGAATATTGAGACTTTTAGTAAAAAGATGAGTAAGTTTAATGATTCGGTTAGTAAGGCAAAAATCATAATTGCAAGCGATGTGATGCCTATATTAGATAAAGTTCTCGATAAAGGAACTCAATTGGTGAACTGGTTTAATAGTCTAGACCCTGCAATTCAAGGTACAATAGTAAAAGTTGGCTTAGGAACAGCTGTACTAGGAAAGAGCACTCAGATGTTTTTAACTGCTAAGGGAAAAGTTAAAGGCTTTTTTGGTATGTTAAAAAAAGCAAAAGAGGCAAAAGGCGCATCCAAAACTGTAGAAGAGGTAGCTGAAGGTGTTAAGAAAAGTACTGGTTCCATGAACAAATCTCAAAAAGCATTATGCGGCAAGTCAAAGAGAACATCTAGATCAGTGAAGAATTCATTCAAAGAACTTAAAGCTGGTGTAGGACAGATGTTATCAAAGACTAAAGCTCATTTAAAATCATTTCTAAGTAAAATGAAAGGGTTTGGAAGGAGCGCAGGAAATATAATTAAAAATGGAGTTTCACTAATAGGAAAAAACTTTAGAAAGCTTTTAAATAGGGCTAAGGAATTGGGAAGAGGAATGATAAGTATCTTTACAAGGGTAACAGCGTTTATGATAGCAAACCCAATAATAGCCGTAATTGCAGCAATAATTGCAGTAGTTATATTGTTATATGCTGCTTGGAAGACCAACTTTGGAGGAATAAGAGAAAAAACCAAGGCAGTTATAGATTTCATAAAGGAAAGAGTAGCAGGAATAAAACAAGTATTTTCTAATGTAGTTAAAGGCGTAAAAAGCTTTGCAGGAACAATAATGAAAATATGGGGAAAGATAAAGAAATTTTTGCAAAATCCCATAAAAGGAACTATGAATATCGCTAGTAATATATTTGGAAAATTAACAGGTCACAATGCTCTTGGTACAAGCTATTGGCATGGTGGTTCCACATTAGTTGGTGAACATGGTCCGGAGGTTGTAGATCTTCCAAGCGGCAGCAGGGTTCATGATGCAAGGGCTTCTCAAAAGCTTGGAGGTACGATAAGTATAGCCAAGCTTGCAGATAAGATAATAGTTCGTGAGGATGCTGATATAGATAGAATAACAGATGCACTTGTTAGAAAACTTAAGACTGCAGGCTGCAACGCGGTGTAGGAGGTGATAGGTGTTGGAATTTATATTAAGCGCAAAAATAAAGGGTGAAACAAAAAAATTAGTTCTTCCTGTTACTCCTGAAAGCTTTGAAATAAACACTGGAAATAATAATACTACAGTAGAAGTGGAAAAAATAGGAGAAATAAATCTATTAGGAAAGCCTAAACTCACTACAATAAGCATAAGTAGTTTTTTTCCATCTCAAAAATATTATTTTTCTAAAAACAAGCATTTTCATAAACCATATAAATGTGTACAGATGATTAGAAGTTTTATGAAAAATGGACCAGTGAACTTTAGTATTACAGGCGTAGATATAGGTAAAAGCAAACAGTTTTATATTGAAAGTTTTGTTTATGGTGAGAATGATGGTACAGGCGATGTGAACTTTACAATAGAGCTTAAGGAGTATAGAAAAGTTGACATTAAAGTATCATCAAGTAATAGCAACAAAAAATCAAATAGAAAAACTAGGTCTAGGGATGGAGACAAAAAAGCGACGGCTAAAACCTATAAAGTTAAAAAAGGCGATTGTCTTTACAACATTGCAAAGAAGGTATATGGAGATGGTTCAAAATATACAGTAATAGCTAAAAAGAACAATATAAAGAATTATTTCAATCTTCAGATTGGGACGGTGTTGAAATTATGATAGAGATATTTAATTACAATAAAAATAAGACTATTAACGTAACCAAGCTTTGCGAATCGGTAAGCATCAGCGGCAGTAAATCTGAAGTTGCAAGAAAATTGGAAATTAAACTATTGTACAGTATACTGGATAAAAATCATGATCGATATGCTGTTCCATTAGGATCTAAAATATCAGTAAAATATAATGGCAAAGAGATATTTAAGGGAGTAGTATGGCAAAGAGAATTCAGTTCATCTAATGAACTCAGTGTTACTGCCTATGATTATCTGATTTATATTTTAAAGAGTAAGGTAACCCGCAATGTTAAAAACACCACTGCGGAAAAAGCTGTGGAAAGCATTTGCAGCGAATTGGGAGTGTCGATAGGAAAACTTGCATCACCAGGGGTTGTAGTTAAGAAGCTGATTATATCTCAGCAGACTGGTTATGAGGCCATCATGGCTTTATATAAACAGGCAGCTAAGAGTACTGGAAAGAAATATATGATAGTATTTGAGGACGGAAAGCTGAGGGTAATACAGAAGGGAACGCATATCGAAAATTTTGAAATAAGGCCTGATACTAATATTATAAGTACTACCTATAACGATACATTGGACAACATGATAAACAAAGTAAAAATATATAATGATAAGAAAAAGTACACTGGTGAAGTTTATAGAGAAGATTGGAAAAAGAAATTTGGTTTGCTTCAGGAGAATTACGTAAAAGAAGATGGTGTTAATGCCAAAGCTGCGGCTAAGAATATGCTTCATGGCATTGACAGGGAATTCACAGTGGAGTGTCTTGGCGACTGGAGATGCAGGAGCGGCTATGAAGTTGATACTAGAATAAGCTATCTTAGCGGCCTAATAAAACATGCGATGTATATTGACGAGGATACACATACCTGGGAGGTTGGTTCTGATAAATATACTATGCAGCTTACACTAAATTTTGATAATGAAATGGATGAGGAGGAATAAGATGAACAATCCATATGCAGATATGATAAGTATGATAAAAAAGCACGGAGCAGCTTATAATCCTCCTGCCGTAACTCTTGGACAGGTTATAAGCAGCAAGCCTTTAACTATTACGATAGGCGATTTGCAGTTAACTGAGGAAGATATTTATATATCCGATTTGTTACTGAATAATTACAAAAGAAGGATTAAGCTTCCGACTACCGATGCTACAGGTACTACTACAGAGGAATCTATAAAAACCATAGGCATAAAGGATGCTGAATTGGATTTTACTGATGGCATTGATGCAGGTGACACTGTAGCGGTAATGGCTACGGAGGATAGACAAACATATATTATACTATGTAAGGTGGTGAGGCCGTGATGGATAGCATATTTCCTGATGAAGATGCAAGTTATGATGATGTAGTTGACAACACCACAGAGGAAGAGCAGGAGCTAACTATATTTAAGGAGTATGATTGGGATTTTAATAGGAATGATTTTGCCTATGAAAATGGGAAATTTAAAGTAGTGGAGGGGCTTGAAGCCATAAGAATATGGATATATAAGGCACTTTCTACTGAAAGGTATAGATACATGGCTTATAGCTGGGATTATGGTCAGGAGTTTGATGAACTTGTTGGAAATACCTTAAGCGATGATGCATTGGAAAGTGAATGTAAAAGACTTATTGAGGAATGTCTGAGCGTTAATTCCTATATTACAGGCATAGAAGATGTGACGGCAACAAGAAATGGCGATGTTGTAAATATTGAAGCTACGATAAATACGGAATACGGGGAGGTGACAGTTAATGTATAGTGAAGACAGTGAAGATATATTGGATAGAATGCTGGAGAAAGTTCCTTCTGATGCTGACAGCTCAGAAGGTTCTTTTATTTTTGACAGTTTATCACCTATAAGCCAGGAACTTGCTCAGAGCAAAATTCAGCTGGATGAAGTTCTTAACAGGGTGTTTGCAATTTCAGCGGCAAAGAATGGCTATAGTGATGAACTTGAGTTAAAGGCCTCAGAGTTTGGCATTACAAGGAAAGCTGGGACAAAAGCCAGTCTAGAGAATGGCACTGAAGTATATGGAAGTGATAATACTGTAATCCCAGCAGGAAGCATATTCCAGACAGAAGGTGGCTTGCAGTATAAAACTCTTGCAGAGGCTACTATTGTAGATGGGAAAGCTGTAGTAGATGTTGAAGCTACTGATATAGGCAATAAATATAATGTACCTGCTGGCATTATAACCGAGGTGCCGATACAGATACTTGGTGTAACTGGAGTTAAAAACATAAGCCCGGTTACAGGAGGTACAGAAGAGGAAGCAGATGAAGATCTATTAGATAGACTGCTGCTTAAGGTTAAGACACCGGCTACCAGCGGTAACGCAGGTCATTATAAGATATGGGCAACAGAGGTAAATGGAGTTGGTGATGCCATAGTAATTTCTCTTTCAGATGGACCTGGAACTGTAAAAGTGATTTTGCTGGATAGTAATAAACACACACCTTCAGAGCAGATTATAGAAAGTGTTAAAAAACATATAGAGGAAAACAGACCTATTGGTGCTGCGGTTACAGTGCAGGGTGCTGTAGAGGTGCCTGTTAATGTAAATGTAACGCTGCAGCTAGCCTCCGGTGCAACACTGGAGACAGTAAAAACGCAGATAGAACAAGGTCTTAAGGATTATTTAGAGATTCTTGCCTTTAATGATCCGTTGGTCAGATATACGAGGATAGCTAATGTTTTGATGGATATTCCTCCGATAATAGATTATTCAAGCCTTACAGTGAATAACGGTACTGCTAATATAGAAATTGCAGAAGGCTCTGTAGCAGTATTAGGAAGTGTGGTGGTTACTAGTGCTTAAAGACTATGTGCCACCTTTTTTACTGAAAAGCAAAGTGTTTACAACTATCTATAATGCGCAGCAAAAAGAGCTTGATAACTACAATGCTGCAATAGACGATATAGCAGACCAATGCTTCATTGACAAAGCCACCTGGGGACTCAAATACTGGGAGGAATTTCTCGGAATTGCTGTGGATGAAACTAAGCCTGAAGGCGATAGACGAAGTGTTATAAAAGCAAAGCTTAGAGGAACTGGAACTGTTACGGTAAGCCTTATTAAGAATGTAGCAGAGAGCTTTGGAAATGGAGGAGTTGCCGTTACTGAAAACACAGCTCCTTATACGTTTGAAGTAAAATTTAATGATATTAGAGGAGTTCCTACCAATATTGATGACCTTAAAGCTGCTGTAGAAGAGATAAAGCCAGCTCATTTGAAGGTCATCTATACTTTTACCTATACGTTGTGGGAAGAAGTGAAGAAGCTTACCTGGGAGCAGGTTAAGAATGGAACCTGGAAAGAACTTAAAACAAGGAAGGTGATATAATTGGCAACTCAAACACCAAATTTAGGACTAACAAAATCGGATTTAAATGAAACTGCAGATATTAGCGTGATCAATGCAAATATGGATATAATTGATGTTAAATATAAAGAGCTGCAGGAAGATGTAAAAGTAACATCGGTTAATAGTAAAACCGGTACAGTTGTATTGTCTGCAAGCGATATTAATGCTGCAGATGGTAGCTCTATAGAGACACGTTTAGCAGATTTAGCAAATCAACCGAAAGCTGATATGCAAGCACGTTCTGAAATTATGGATATCAAATTAAAACTCAAGGAACAAGCGTCTGTAAGTTTTATCAATAAGACAGGAGTTGGCTTTTATGATACATTTGCTGACAATAGTCAAATAGATACTGGAAACACTACAGCTACTTATGATAATACAAATAAACTAGTTTCATTTGCGGATAAAGGAACTTATACTGCTAAAACTACGAGTGCTTATACAAATGCATCCACAATAAATGTGGACACAGAAGTAAAAGTGGGGGATAAGATAGATAATACAAATGAAGTTACAGCAGTAAATCCAAAAGAAACTAATGATATAACAGTAGAACGTACAGATATAACAGTTGTAGGAAGTGCATATTTTACGGGTCATAATAATTCAAGAAGATTAGTTAAACTTGACAATAATTGGTTGATTTCTGCCGTTATTGATACAGTGAATAATAGAATAAGATTTTTTGTAAGTAAAGATAATGGAGCAACGTGGATGCAAATATGCTATATTAATGCAATTGCGGTTTTTGGATTATCACTGGCTTTTAAAGGAACATTTGTATATACTCTGGTTACTTATAATGTAGGGGGGGAGTCAGTTGATTTATTTCATTTTGATGCAACGACAGTATCAGATGATAATTTATCAGTATCTAAGCAGTCTATTACTAATTGTACTAGCTCATTTATGTGTTCTCTAGCCATCAATCCTGTAGAAACAAAACTTCATGCCTGTTGGAGTAGTGAAAATTCTACTTTTTCTAGCAATTATAATATTGGTTATTGTGAAGGAACAATAAGCCTAGATGGAAATGTAACTTGGGGAGCTGTAGAACAAGTGACAACTTTTAATAATGCAAATTATCCGTTATTTGCAATATTTCCTTGTATTGTTTTTGATAAAAATAATATACCATGCATATTTATACAACAGCAAAATGTATGCTTAGACGCAACTTCAATAACAGCAAAAAATGGTATTACTTTATTAAAGAGAAATACTACGCTAATAGCTGGTAACGGTTATGTGAATTCAAACTGGTCTTATAAAGTAGTTTATAATGGCGGAGGTTTTATTCAAGGTAGCCCGTCTGCTATTTACGTACCGCGCTCTATTAATGAATTAACTAATGGTCGTATATGGGTAACATGGGACGGAAGGGATAGTACAGATACTGATGCATATAACATTCAAGTTGTTTACTCTGATGATGGAGGACTAACTTGGAGCAGTCCACAAAAACTTACTAGTGGTAATAGTTATGCACAAGCATACCCTTCAATTACTTGTAATAAAAATAATGAAATATTTATTGTATGGTATTTGTATGCTATTAATAACTCAACTTTTTATCGTAACATTAGAAAAATAAAATATGCCAATGGTGTTTGGACAAATATAACAACAGTAACTAATAATACAACAGGAGATGCTGCATATCCTTCTGTTTTATTTGATAATACTTTTTCACTAGACTTTTCAGAACCTTTATTTGTTTATCAAAATTTACAAACTTCTAAAGTAGGTTTTTATGGGACATGGATAGCAGATTCCATCACTTATGATATAACAGTAACTACTCCAATAACAACTACTAATGGACAGGCTTTAACGTTATACAAAGTGGCAGAAAAACTTAAAATGTTACCACAGACATTTGGTAATTTTAAATCATTGGAGTTGAATGTATACCCTAATAAGATAAGCAAAGCAACTATTAAGGGAGCAGTAAATAATTCAACCACAGTACTTACAAACACAGCAGTAGATAAAAAACTGTATGCAGGAGATAAATTATTTGTTAATGGTGCTAAAAATGAGATAGTAAGTTCTACAAATAATTACGGAACAAATACTATAAATGATGCAACAATTATAGGGAATTCTAATACTTATGATATTAATAACAATGGAGGAAGAAAATTAGTAAGATTAAATGATGGAACTTTATTTTCTTGTACTAGAAATTCTACACACATTTACATTTATAAAAGTGTTGATAATGGAGCAACTTGGGGTACATTTACTGCCATTGGACATACTTCAGTTCAAGACATTTGTTTAGCTACAGATGGAGTTCATTTATTTGTTCTAGAAAATATTGAAAATGTGGCTGTTCATTTTTTAAGTTTTAGTGGAGATAGTATTATTACTAACGTACTTGTGGATACTTCACAAACAACGATAAATAGATGTTCTCTAATAGTAAATTCTGGGGGTACAGAATTACATACATGTTGGATTAGTGAAAATTCAGCCTGTCATGGCTATAATGTAAGATATGCTAAAGGAATTATTGCTAGTGATGGTTCTGTAGTGTGGGGAATGGTAGAACAAGTAACTACATGGGATGTTTCAAATTACCCTGACTTTATATTGTATCCAAGTATCACACTAGATAAAAATAATATTCCTTGTATTTTTGTTTCCCAAATACAAAATGCACTGACAGAGTCAACTTACCAAACGGGATATGCTATCACTCTTTTAAAACGAGATTCTACTTTAACTACAGGCAATTCGCTTGTTAATTCAAACTGGTCATACAGGGGGGTGTATTTTAATAGTTCTCAATCTCAAGTATGTCCTTCTGCTATTTATATACCTCAATCAATAAATGGATTAGCAAATGGACGTATATGGGTAACTTGGTATGGATATGATAGTATTGATACTGGTTATGGTAATATCAAAGTTTCTTATTCTGATGATTTAGGAGCAACTTGGAGTGCTCCACAAAAGTTAACTAGTGGTAATATCTATCATCAATGCAATCCTTCAATTACGGCTAACAAAAATAATGAAATATTTATTGTTTGGCAAGGATTTGATTCTACTATTTCAACTTCTAACTATAATATTAGAAAAATAAAATATTCAGATGGAACTTGGGGAAGTATAACTAATGTCACAATCAATACTACAGAATCTGCGCAATTTCCTAATACCTTATTTGATAATACTTTCACCTTGGATTTTTCAGAACCACTATTTATTTATCAAAATATGATGCCTTTTAAAATAGGATTCTATGGAACTTGGATTGCATGGTTAGGATATAATTTAATAATGACCAACCCAGTAACACTTGCTGATGGTGATAAAGTTACTATAGTGGATATAGAAGCAAAACAGACAAATGTAGACATTCCACTCGTTAATATAGATTCTGAAAAATTTGTATATAAAGCGGATAATTTAGATACTACAATAGCAGACTTATTAATATCTGCTGTAGGCACAAGATTAAATGGCTTAGAATATGCAATTGGTTAAGGAGGAAGGTAAGATATGGCAAAGTATATAAATAAGCAAATAGTTGAGGAAAAACAAAGCGAAAGCGATAAAGATATGGTAATAGCAGATTTAACTACACAGTTGGCAAATGACCAGCAGCAGATAAGTGATATGAGTATGATTGTTGCTGATTTACAAGTTAAAGTAGGAGGTACAAAATAATGAGAATGTATATAGTTAGGTTTTGGAAAAGGATGCTTACTATGGGGAAAACAACAGCAGATATTGATTTGCTATTGAGTAGTGAAATTATAACTCAGGAAGAGCATGATGCTATAGTTAGTACGAAGTAGTATATTACGAACTAATTGAACATATAAACATCATAATTTTCCAACTAGATAGAAACTATTAATTCATATTTATGTAAATATTATAGGCAAAATTCTTATGATGAATAACGATTTATTATATATAAGTTTCAAAAAATGATGAAAAGAGAAAAGCTGCTAATATCGTTGTGATGGAAATTAGGGATATTTAGCAAGCTGTAAAAGATGTTAACGAGCGTCAATCATTTTTGAATAATGTACAAGCCTTTATCGATTTATATTGCTATGATGATCACGTGTTTGAGGGTGATAGACCTAAGAAACTTATTAAAAGCTTTTGTGATGAGTGTAGGTTTATAATGGAAGCATCATCAGGAGAAAAATTAAAAAAATAGCTAAAAAGAAAAAGTTATAAACGTTAAAACTATAGGGTTTCTAACTCAACTATTAATTTATATATGCACTATAATCTCCAGAAGCCGAGATTTTAGTACATGTATAAATTAAGTTTCGATACAGAAACCCTTTAGATGAAAATAAAATTATAAGCTTATAAAGTAAGAATTAGATAGATGTGAAGCATATAAAAAAGAATCGCTATTAGCAGCGATTTTTTTTATATGTTTAGACTTTTCTAAGAATATGATTTAAAACGATAGATTCTAATTATGATATGTGATGAAAATTGAAATTTAAATAATTAAAGAAAGGATGATATTATGCCGAATAAGACAACAAATTTAGGCTATGATTTGCCGCTTGGAAATGAGACGGCGGATATAGATGTGTTGAATAACAATTTTACAAAGATTGATACGGATATTACGGCAAAGTTGGTAGAAGCTAAAGGGTACACGGATGATAGAATAAAGGAATTAGTGAGAGGTGCTCCGGAGGCTTTGGATACGTTGAAGGAATTGGCCAATGCATTGGGGGATGATGCTAATTTTAGCAGTACGGTGGTGAAAGAGCTAGCTAGTAAAGTGGATAAAGAAGAGTTTAGTTCGCAATTGGCAGATAAGACGAACAAAAGTGATTATGTAGCTAATAATGCTTTTGCGACTACAAGCGGTACTTCTACAGCGTACACAGCAACTTTAAGTCCAGCACCTACAGCATACGTAGACGGTATGAATATAACTATAAAACCTCATGTAGATTGTGGAGCAACACCTACATTAAATGTTAATGGATTAGGTGCTTTAACAATCGTTAAGCAGGATGGTACTGCAATAGCAGCAGGAGATTTAAAAGCTGGAAAACCTTATAGTTTAGTGAGGGTAGGTAGCAATTTTTTTATTCGTAGTGGTGGCGGAAAATATGATGTAGGAAAAAGCATTTATTTAGAGAATTTACAATTGTTGTATAAAGGTGGGGATGAAATATGGAGCAATTCAGATGTCCCGTATGCTGAAGATATAGCAGTAGATTCTAGCGGAAATGTATATGTTACTTATGTCAATTCGAGTAGTAAAGCAGTAAGAAAGTTAAATCCTAGTGGAAGTGAAATATGGAGCAATTCGGATGTATCTAAGGCATATGGCATAGCGGTAGATTCTAGTGGATATGTTTATGTTGCTTATGAGAATTCTATAGGTTCTAAAAGTGTAAGGAAACTAGATTCAAGCGGAAATGAAGTATGGAGTAAATTAGATGTAGGAAATGCTGTTGATATAGCAGTAGATTCTAGTGGTAATGTTTATGTTGCTTATATGAATTCAATTGGTAAAACAGTAAGAAAACTAGATTCAAATGGAAGTGAAATATGGAGCAATTCAGATGTCCCGTATGCTGAAGATATAGCAGTAGATTCTAGCGGAAATGTATATGTTACTTATGTCAATTCGAGTAGTAAAGCAGTAAGAAAGTTAAATCCTAGTGGAAATGAAGTATGGAGCAAATCTGATATGTCTGATGCACAGAGCATAGTAGTAGATAACAATAATAATGTTTATGCTGCTGGTTATGGTTCAGGTCGGTATTTTATCGAAAAGTTAAATAGTAGTGGATATGTGATATTTACTATGCCATTTACATCCTTGGTTCGTATAGCGGTAGATAATAGCGGATATATATATGTTGCTTATTATCAAGATTCAGGGAACGCAGTAGAGAAATATGACTCTAATGCCCTTAATAGAATATGGAGCAATTCTGACGTCTTATACGCACATAATATAGCAGTAGATTCTAATGGTAATGTTTATGTTGCTTATGGTAATTCGAGTGGTAAAACAGTAAGAAAGTTACATGCATATACGGAATATAAAATATTAAATTAGGGAGGACACAATGATATTTATAGGAAATTTTATAAAGAATAACGATACTGAATGGGAAGTTGGGTATATACATAATATGCCCTTTGACCCAGTGAACGGACTAGGTAAGACAGAAGAAGAATTAAATCAGAGTGGAGCTATAGTGGAAAGCGTACCTACAGCAATGGTTCAAGAGGGCAAAATTGCTGTATTAGTGTACAATCCTCAGACTAAAGAATTAAGTTATAAATATATAGACACTGAAAAAACTAAAGAACAGCTACAAGCCGAAGAAATAGAAAGTCTAAAAACACAGATGTTAGCTATGCAAGATGCTGTCAATGCAGCATTAGGATTATAGGAGGAGTTATAAGTGAGTAGATTATATAATTACTTTGTTTTGTGTTGGACAACTAACCCTAATTTTACAGAAACACAATTAAATAAAGCTGTTGAAAAAGAATATATAACAGCAGATGAAGAAACTACCATTAAGACTATGGAAAAAGCTTCGCAATAGAAAACTATTGCGTAGCAGTTGGTAATAATATAAATATTGGTATATGATTACCGCTATATGGTTATATATGGAAATCAAGAGATGAAACATAACACTTGATCTGCATGTTCTATAAGTATTCAGGAGTACAAGAGTACTTTTTAATATATAAAAATATGGAGGAATATAAAAATACCGTAATATTCTTGCTGTAATTTACTTTCTCTGCAAGGATTTTATTAGTACTTTGTGCTATTCTTTTTATGAGCAATCTGGTAATATGTCAAGATAGTTTTTTTAAATGTTTCGATATGTTTTTCTTAAAAAAGGGTGCAAGAAATAAACATTCGGATTTTTTAATAAAAAATCGAATGTCAGTTCGTCTCGATATG